AATTGTTGCTTTTGTTTCCTCTTCTGCCTGATCCAGCCAGTCAACCAAATCTTTCGCGTCTTTTTCTGTCATATCTTCTCCTTCTTTCCATCTCGTCTCTTTCTTCGCAGTACATTAATCCCACGTACTGTCCATAACTCATACCATGCTCTCTTGCTTCCGCTGCTATTCTTATGAGCTCATTTCTGTACTGCTTTGACTTTTTTCCAGGCTTCTTCATATTTTTCTTTTGCCTGGTCTCTGTAATAAATTTTCTATGTTCTTCTTGTATTTCACGCATTTTTGTTCTAGCACGCTCCTTGCTAGCATAACCTGCACACTCATCACTGCAGTATGCATATCTTCTTGATGCCGTGATGAGCCGTCCGCAGATAATACATTTTCTTATTTTACTTTCACCCATTCTTCTCTACCTTCCCAACAGTCGATTCTCAAGATCATCCATATCATACTGCCTTCTCTTAAAATTGTTATTGTCCTTAACTGCTGCCTTCTTTGTTCTGCTCTGCTTCTCCTTGCCTGATGTCTTATAAAATGATTTCCATCCTCCTGCTGTTGCCTTCTTAACAATAGCAATGCGTTCAACTTCTGAATCACTCAATTGGATCAAATCCTCTCGAAGTGCCTGGATCTGTTCCGGTATCATGTCTCCATAATTATTAGAACGGACAAGAATATACATCTGAAATGCCTGTTCGAGTTCCGGGCTAAATCCTAATATATTATCTATATTCTTTACTTTACTTTTCTTTAGGGATTTTTCCGTGGAATTACAATCGTTTTTCCGGGAATAACTATCTTTTATCTCGGATAAATCACTAAAATGGGTACACTTAATAAAAGGTTCTGTTTCTTCTTTTTTTAAAAGCCAGTACCTTCCAACTTCTATCGGATTTTTCCTTGCGCGTTCTTTAACTGCAAGTTGAAATCTTTTCTGTATTCCGGCAGAGGTCAAGACCTTGTCCGACTGAAAAAGTGTGTTATCAAACAGTGACCGTGACAGCAAGAAGTTCAAGACCTGCTTCGCCTTGTTCTGATCAATTTTTAGATCATCAGATATAATATATTCAAAATCTTCATCTATCTGCAGGTAATATCCCTGCTTATATATCTCGCATAACAGGTAGATATAAAATACGATACCGTCTCTGCCATACCTGGCTTTCAGTATCTTTATTTTAGGATCGTCAAGGAAATCAACATCAAGCGGAAAGTAGTCTAACCCATTCTTTCTTGGTCTTGGCAACGCTGCCACCGCCTTCCTGTTTATTCTGTTGCTTTATATTCCTCCACGATCACATCCAGTCCTTCCTCGGCTGAATATGCTTTCTTTGCAGCGACAAATACGATCTGAGTATCATCTTTGTAGGCCATGCCATTCAGCGCATCCGCTACAACCTTTACTATATTATCGATATCCGGTTTCTTCATGACATGAAGTTCACCTGCCAGCATCTGCTGCACTTTTTTCTTAGAGGTACTCTTCGGCGGTTCAAACCTTGCTACGATTCGAAGAGCTACCGGTATGTCTTTGTCAAATTTTGTTCCTTTGGCAGCAGTGATATACATTGCTTTGATCAGATTCTCATACAGCAGATCATTCTCAGGTGTATAGCTAACTGAGTGACTTAAGTTTTTATTGTAAACAGTCCTGGCTCTTGCCTTTCCCTGCGGTTTGCCAGGGACATGAAATATTACTGATTTCATTCTTTCCCCTTTCTTCCTGTACCGGACCAGCGTATCCAGTACAGGAGAAACATTGTTTATAAGTTGCGTGTGTGACATATGTTCAATTTATAAGGAGATAACTATTTTCTATTGGAAGAACTCCTCTTCAATACTTCCTGCCAGCTGTTCCTTTTTGTTCTCTTTTACCTCCTGCAGCTCCTGATCAGCAACAACATTGTCCTGCTCTAGCTGAGTATCAACATAATCTGTTGTTCCATCTTCATGGATGACTGCCATGTCCTTATCAAGTGCTGTCTGAAGATCAATACTCATGATTCCCCATTTGCTGATCAGCTGACGGAGCATCGTCTTCAATGCCATTCCATCAAAATCTTTAAACCAGAAGGAAGAATATTTCCAAAGTTCCTTTTCCGAAATCTTTCCCTGTTCCAGAAACTCCAGCGACTTTGCTCCACCATTTCTCTTAAATGCCTGGGAATACTTCTCCGCATGTGCAAGCATTTTCTTCTTGGACCAGTACATGGTCTTGCGGAACCCATTCTCATACTCAAACATAGCATAATATCCCATTGCCAGAGTCTCTTCGCGAACCACATCATCATCGATCAGTTCCACCTCGATTTCTTCATTCAGAGGATCATACTGAATTAGTTCCCCTTCCTTGATTGCAAGAACATTTAATTTCTTGTAGTATCCGGAACGTTCTGCCAACTGAATATATCCCTTGTAGCCAAGCTGAAACTGCGCTTCCTTGCAGCCTTTCTTCTTGTTATCGAACGGGACCATATAGAACTGGCCAAGCTGTGGAGACGGGGAAAGGTTCAATGCTTCTCCGAGTAATGCTGCTGACAGGATGCTTGGATTTGTACACTCCTGCAGAGCCGGTGTTGTCTGAACTGCTGATACAATACTGGAAATGAATCTTGTCCCATTCTTTCCACCAACCACACTGTTGATCTGTTTCTTTACTGCATCCTGCGTCAGGTATGCAGCCATTCCTGTTTTCGTCTGTCTGTTTGCTAAACTGTTCTGTACTGCCATCTTTTATTCCACCTTTCCAAATTTAATCTGATTCTCAATCATATAGTTACGTAATGCCATGATCTGCTCTCTTGTTCCGAATACACGGAAATCTAACTGGATCAGATCTGTAGCAACTGGCTCTTCTCTTACAATAACGGTCTCATTAACCGGTGTAGCTTCTTTGACTGTCTCATCACCTTCCTGCTGCTTAGCTGTAAGTTCTTCTGCTTCCTGCCTTGCTTTTTCTTCAGCAATACGTTTCTGTTCTTCTTCATACTGCTGTTTCCGCTTCTGAATGTCTGCAAGTCTCTGTCCTTCTGCAATGGCCATATTTAAGTCAAGCGTCTTCTTGTAATTCTCCAGTGCTTCAAAGCTAAACTCCGGAAGACTATTGATCGTAGAAACTTCTGTACCGACTCTAAACAGCAAGTTCTTCATCTGCTCTTCAATCTTGTTAAGAGATACCGTTGCATTCAACCACTTTGGATCCATGATTCTTTCCAGTGTAATAAAGTCCTGGAATCCAATCGTTCCAAAAAGATCTTCAATTTCTTTCTGTTTCAGCTGCTTGCGCCTCTCTTCGATTTCAGACAGCTGAGAATCAATTAACTGAATTGGTTCATCAATCAGTGCTGTGATTTCTTTCACCTGCTGTTCAAACCGGTTATACGGTTCCATACACACTTTCTTCAGACGCTTTCTCTCGTCTTCGAATGCAGCTTTTAACTTATTAAGATCTGCACGATCTCTCTTCATGTCTTTCGCCTGATCTGCAGTATATGCGATCGTCTTATAATCCTGCACTCTTGCAGCAACCCATGATTTGACTTCCTCTTGGTTCCACTGGATCTCTTTCAAAAATCCATTTTCTTCCGGATTAGTAATTCTTAATTCCATTTTGTTCCTCCTTGTATTTATATCTCTGGAAGTATGAGCGGTGGCTTCCTGCCACTCTCTACATAATTCCAAAACTTCGTTTCTTCTCTAAGCAGCATGTCCAGATCATTCTGAACTTCTGCTCGCTCTATATGGTAATGTTTTACTGTTGTTCGTTTCTCTCCGCCCCAATCAGTTCTTAGATGTGCACACAGTTCAATAAATTCATAACCTGTGACAAGTAGATAATGTAAAACCTGTATGTAATAATTATCCGGAACACGATCTCTCCACTTCTCTTTCTGCATACTCTGCAAAATGTTAGTTGTTTTTATTTCCAAGATTCCTTTTCTTCCATCCTGATCTGTTAGCTCTCCATCAAGTGAAGCCTGCATAAATGGATGCTCAATACTTCGCAAGATTCTGAACTCATGATGCTCTACTTTATATTCCGGATAGTCCAGTTTAAACAATTCTCTGATCGGTTCTTCTGCATACTTTCCATAGATCACACAAGCCTTACCAGAAATATCTTCCGGAAATCTTCTTCCAATCTTCTCTTCAAACAGATCTATATTACTTTTGTATGGGTTCATCCCAATAACAGCGCTTGCATCACTTCCACCGATACCATTCATTCTTCCATTCAGCCATTCTGCTTCATCTTTGAAATCAAATATCTCGAATGGTTGCTCCATGATTTATATGATCTCCTTTCAAAAGCCAAATAATATTTTTATTAATTTCTGACCACACTTGCTCATTTCAATAAGTTCTTTGTCGATTTTTCTTGCCCCACACACGTAATCTTCTACATTCTGATAGATATATGCTGCAGCACCAATGATTACCTTATCGTTTTCTCCAACATTTTCATCGCAAAATTCATGTGCAAATATCGGAATAATTGTATTCAACTCATCCAAGGTTATTTTTAAATCTTCTTTTTTCATTGCGTCCTCTCTTTCAATTTGGTATTATTAAGTTGGTTTATTTCCGGAGTGCCTGAAGGTTGCCGCCTTTGCTATGGCACTCTTTTTTAATATCCGAAGATAACCCATGTTGCGATTCCTAAGACAACTACCAATCCCATCGCAACTACTGTCATGACAGCTGACATTGTTTCTTCTCTATAATTGTTCTTAATTCTTCTTGGCTGTCTCTTGATATCAACTATCTGGATTGCTCTTCTTTGGATGTCGATCATATCGATCTGATTCACCTTATCTCCCTCCCTTCACATAAGATGTACATGGAATGAATCTACTCATCTCCATGCAGTGGTTCTTTCTTCTGCATTCCTTACAGTTCCGCATCTGTCTCACCTTCCATCTTCCGCACCAATATCATCGATTCGATTGGATCATACTCAGGAACATACTTTCTTGTTGCACCTTCCAGTGCTCTGAAGAATCGGTTGTAGTCTGCGTACACAGCCTTGTCAATGAATCGGTCCATGATCGCATCTTTTGGATACCGACCAAGCTTGATCTGATTCATGATTCCATATTTCCGATTCTTAACAGTTCCCATTGACTGACCATACACATCCTTGAAGTACGATGTCTTTGCGTACTGAGCAACTGGCTTTCTTACATCTGCCAGTGCAGATGCAATCTGCGGAAGAATTTCATAGATGCGTTCTAGCTCTGCAACAGCTTGTGCTCTTGTCAGCATCTCTTCTCACCTCTCTAGTCCTCGTAAGTACGTGGGATCATGTCCTCTGTCAGTGCGTAAAACTCGCTGAGGTACGCTCCGTCATCTGTGATACTTAAATCAACAGCAACGTCGTTCTCATTCATCAGCACGATTCTCAACGCACACTCTTCTCCGATTGTTCCGTTTCCAACTGCTAAAACCTTAAATCCTTTCAATGCGTGCAGCTCTTCAGAATCTCCGTTGATTCTCTTATTGATAATCTTTTTCTTCATTGCTTTCACCTCACTTTCTTCTCTGACTCACCTGGTTCTGTTGCCAGGGTTGTTTCATGAAGGATTTTTAAAAACATAAAAAGATCAGATTTTATCGGGGGTTATGCATGTTATACAAAACATGTGTAACTCTTGATTTTTTGTGCCTGTAGAGGTATAATATCTATATGGTATAGGTGTATTGCACCTATACAGAAAGGAGGATATTATGCCAGTAACTGAGAAAAAGTACCCGGATTGGGTTCAGAAGTATCGGATCAAAGGAACTACCGTGAAGAAAAAAGGAGATTCGTATTATCTCTATAAAAGAACATCCCGGCGCGTGAAAGGGAAAAAGTATCCGCAGCCAGTCGATACCTATATCGGCGTGATTACTCCGGAAGGAGTAATACAAAGCAATAAAAGAAAAGTATCTTTGACAGATGCAGAAGTATGGGAATACGGATTTTCAAAAGCCGTCTGGGAGTTGTGTCCGGATGATTGGAAAAAACCGTTGGGGGATGACTGGCAGGATGTACTTTCCATTATTCTTCTAAAACAGTCTCCAACCTCTTATATCCAGAAAACACGAGTGATGAAAAAAGAATCGGATTTCCGATATCAGTTTGCAGCCCAGACAGCGTCCCTGTCCCGCAGAATTTATAAAAAACAGGGCATTGGCCTGGAAGAATTACATCAGTTAGAGACCATCTATTTAGTATGCCTGGATAAAACGGAAATCATTTCGAAAGTGAATGAGGGGCAACGGAGACTCCTGGAGAAAATACAGGTGGCATTGGAAATGTGCTGAAAAGACTGTTCTGACAGAAAAATTGATCCATTATTTCAGGCAGATTCCGGATTATCGGTGCGGCAGAGAGAAAAGACACGATCTTGGAGAAATGCTGGTATGCGTCACCCTCGGATTCCTTTGTGGCCGGACAACGATCCGCAGGAGCCTGAAATGGTGCAAAACCCACTTGGAAGAGCTGCGGAAGCATATGAACTTAAAATACGGGATCGCCTCGCCTTCCACTATTACCCGGATGTTGAATGGCATTGATGAGGAATTAGCTTTGTATGCTTTTATGGAGTGGATTGGCGAGATCGTGGAATCCAGAAATACCCATCTAGCTATTGATGGGAAAGCATTGTGCGGTGCAACGGAAAAAACGAAAGGTGAGACAACCCCGATGCTGCTGAATGTAGTGGAAACGGTCCGGGGATTGATACTTGCACAGCTTCCGGTAGATTCAAAGACGAATGAGATTACGGCGATTCCTGAATTATTAAAGCTTCTGGATATCAGCGGGAGCATTGTAACGATTGATGCTGTTGGGACACAGACTGCAATCATGGAACAGATTCATGAACAGGGAGGACATTTTGTGTTAACAGTAAAGAAAAATCAGCCGGAGGCCTATGAGGAGATTCATACGTTCATGGATAAACTGGGGGCGGAAGATCTCAAAAGAAAAAAGGCGAAGCTATGGATCCTGGGATGAAGGAGTTCCTTGAGAAATACGAAGAAATCAGCCAGATGGAAAAAAACCGGGACAGAAATGAGTATAGGACTTGCCAGATATGTAAAGACGCTTCAAATCTGACCAAAAGCCAAAAAGAATGGCCGCACGTTCAAAGTATTGGGCGGATCAAGCAGGTGAGGATACCCAAGGAAAAAGACAGCCAGGGGAATGATGTGACGCCGTCGAAGGAAGAGTTTTTGGAAAAAGGCTCCAGAAGAATCCCAGCTCCTTCTGCTGGAGAGGGAGCCGGGAAAGATGTCCAGTGTACGGCACTGATATCAGACCTGATCCTTACAGCAGAGGAGCTGGGAAGCATAAAAAGAATGCACTGGTCAATAGAGAACCGGCTCCATCATGTGCTGGACGATACATTTAGGGAAGACCGCTCGCCAGCCAAAAAGTCCCGGAACAACCTGTCGCTCATCAGAAAATACGCATACAACATCCTGCGTCTGGCAATGTACGAGACGGGTCTGGCAAATATAATGACAGAAATGATGGACTGCTTTTGTGACAATGCCGCTTTGCGGGAACGGTATGTGTTTCAAGGCATAGCCAGTCTCTATTGACTATATAAAAAGAATACCTCTGAAAAAAGATCCTGTAAAGGGATATAGAGTTAATTTGCGCTTTTTTACATGACCAATGAATCAGAAACAATATGAGAGATGTGATAGCAAGGATGCAATAAGTTAGATCTGCCCATGGATAGTTCATGAAACAACCCTGTTCTGTTGCAAATACATTTGAAAATATTTTCATGTTATGATAAAATTCTTTCATAAGGAGGGAACTCAACATGAACTGGACTATCCTTAGTCGTGTTGCCGATATTTTAGGTGTTGTGAGTTTCTTATTATCACTTGGCATATTTCGTAAAATATATACCAAAGCCGAAATTCAAAAAGAAACTTATACCGAAGAACGAGATGCACTTTTAATACATTTAAAAGCGCTCCAGCAAAATATTTGGGATGATGGTCTTACTTCAGATAAAATTCAAGATACTCTGCAAACTAAAATGTTTGAATACCAAATGAAATATCTTTTCATTTCATCCCCGCGTTGTATTTTTCATGCATTTAGATGCACTCATCTTTTGAAAAACGGCATAACTACATCAAACACTCAAAAGATACGACATGACATAAATTTTTTAATAGCGCGATTATCCAAAAAGGAGTAATTATTATGGACAAAATTGAAATTTCTAAATTTATCGACAAAACTATATCCAAAACAAAAAGCCATGAATTAAATTGGAAAACACTCACCACTAATGAGTCCCTAAAGCCTTTGCCCAGTGAAAATAGCATTTTTATATACAATCCCACTATTAATTCATTATCTGTTAAAGATAGTTATATTGCTAATTTCCGCACTGGTTCATTGTTACTTTTAGTTTTTTCCTCAAACACCCAGTTATTCACGCCACCGGACAACTGTACGCTTTCATTACGCATACAGGATAAACAAAGTAAATATGCTGTTGAGATATCAAACTCCTCTGACGATTCCTTTAATGCCTCTGAACTGATACGTCTTTACAATTTAATTGATAAGGACTCATCTAGTCTGAATACCTTGATTGATGATTTCCTCAATAGTTAAATATCCATCTTTATATTCTTTGCCGGCTTCCTTATTCGAGAGGCTGGCAATTTTATTTTCTGCCTCCTGCAAAAAATAAGTTCTAAACGTTTCACTCTACGTTCCAATTCATCTTGCCTTCTAATTGCATTTTCCCAGTACCATCTTGGAATCCACACTACTTCCACCTCCTACTCACTAGTTCTATTGTTTACTTATAGTTTGTTGCACATTTGGGACGCTCGGGTCAAAAAAAATATCTACTGGATCTTTCAAATTTAGAAATTCAGTAATCTTAACAACCTCTTCCAGTGTAAATTGATTTCTCCCATTCAACTTTGCATTCAATGACTGTACTGTAATACCAAGGTGTTCAGATAATTTAGCCTGTGAAATATGTACTTCCGTCATCTTTCCCTTTAGTTTATCAAACGACATTTTTCTCACTTCCTTCCGTTGCATATTTGGGATATTTGTATATTACATCAATCATCTTGCATTGTCAACCCATATATGCAACATTCTTTGAATATTTTTGAATTATATGTTGCAAATATGAAAAAATAGTTTATAATTACATTATACGGAGGTAATGATATGAGCGAAAAAGAAATAAGTGAGAAAATGCAAGACATAATGAAAAGAATGAAAACCAGGCGTGAAGAACTAAATATGTCATATCAAACTCTTTCCGAAAAAGTGGGTATTAGTAAATCCACGCTTCAAAGATATGAGACCGGATATATAAAAAATATGCCTGTAGATAAATTGGAGGAGATCGCTGACGCACTTAATATATCGCCGGCTTATCTTATGGGATGGGAAGATCATACTCCAACCACTCTCGCCGCACACTTTGACGGTGATGAATATACAGAAGACGAACTTGATGAAATCCGTCAGTTCGCTGAATTTGTAAAAGGCAAAAGAGGTAAGTAATTTATTGGACAGCTTACCGGATATACTTGAGTGGGAGGTGTTATACATATGAACACATACGAATGTTTACAGGACGAAGCCTGCGGGGACGGTATAGATGTTATAGATTATACATTTCATAGCGATCGAATAAAAGGATTGTATTGCGACGGTACTGTAGCAATCAGAAAAGATATGAATACAGCTCAGAAAACCTGCACACTGGCTGAAGAGCTTGGACATCACCACACATCCGTTGGTGATATTATAGATATAAATTCCGTACAAAACCGGAAACAGGAACGTCAAGCTCGATTACATGGCTATAACCGCCTGATCGGACTTATGGGAATCATCCACGCATTCAATGCTGGATGTCAAAATAAATATGAAATTGCAGACTTTCTGGATGTTACAGAAGAATATCTAGAAGAATGTATCAGCTGCTACCGTGATAAGTATGGAGTATATACTACCGTTGATAACTATATTATATACTTCATTCCGAATCTGGTAGTAGTTGAAATGATGTGATATAGCCTCGTAGGAGATTATAATGTACAGCGTGTGGTGCGCTTAGGAATAGACTAGAATAGAAGAAATCCTCTCATAC